GCAAATCGGGGAATCCATTGATTATACTGGAGCCGCACGGGGATTTGAACCCCGGACCTGCTGATTACGAATTAGGATAAAATGAATTTATTTATGAAGTGTAAGCACGCTCGTAGAATGAGATAAAGATGCACGTAAAATGAGATAAGAGGATTGGAAAGGCAGGAAAGACATGCTTCTGCGGTGACATGACCCCTTTATATCGGGTAGCCGCAGCCGAAAAGCCCTTCCTAATGAGTTGTTTCACCACCAAAATAAGACGGCTGTCCCGGTTAGAATCCCTCCATTTGATAGTTCGGACGGTTCACATCTGGTAGGGGCTCCATTCTCAATAAGGCCCCTGATCCTGGGCATCCATTCTCAATAAGACAGAGAATCCCCCAATCGAGATGACCATAGGCAAATGAAGGGGACTGAGGCGTGCTCAGCCCCCTTCCCCACCCCGTGATCCTACCCCTTAACCGGCTCCTCAGATAAAGAATAATTGCTGATAAGGAGCTCTTTGGCCAACTTGCAGCGCTGGCCGGTCCTCGCGCCGGCGGTATAAGTAGTAGAAACTGCCTGCATTTGATAGCCAGCAAAGAGGTTGCGGATCTCCGGGGTGTCGTTGATGCTCAGTAAGAACTTGCCCTGAATCCCTCCCAGAATCTCTTTAAGGCTGGAGAAGTCTTCAGGGGTGAAAATGCCCGCGCCATAGTCCTTCTCGTGGCCCCAATACGGCGGGTCCAGGTAGAAGAAGGTCTGCGGGGTGTCATAGCGCCTAACACATTCATCATAGGACAGGTGCTCAATTACCGCACTTTCTAAGCGTTTATGAATATCATCAATTAATGCAATGATGGCAGGGCCCCCTAAGGGTTTGTTTTTGCTAAGTTTTGATACGGTAAAACTGCACCCTCCAGCCGCAGAACCAGGCGGGGTGATGGAGCATCGCAAGAGATAATAATAACGTGCCGCCCGCTGGATATCGGTGAGGTTTTGGGGTTTGCTGTTCTTCAGCCGGGCGTACTCTTCCCGGCTCCTGAGGTTCCACCGCACCTGTTTGATAAACTCCTCCGGATGCATCTGGATGATCCGGAAGAGGTTGACCAACTCCCCGTTGATGTCGTTGAGCACCTCGCAAGGACTCGGCGCTTTGGCCAGGAGCACGGTGGCCGAGCCGGCGAACGGCTCACAGTAAACCCGGTGCTCCGGGATCAGGGAGAGGATGGTTTTGGTGAGCAGCCTTTTGCCGCCCAGGTAAGGCACCAGTTTGGACATAACTACTTCCCCCAGCCATAATGATTGCTTCCCAGCCCACCCTCCGTGTGGTTCTGCCCTCCTTTCCGTTGGATTAACGGGAGGGTCACTCCTCCCAACCTACCGCCCGCACCGTTTGATTGGGGGTGTTTTCATTGTTGAGATAAATCTTGTTGCCGTCCAGCAGGTGGCACTCGAAGGGCACCGCCCCCCGCAAGCTCTGAAAATCGCTGGCGGGCGGGGCGGCGTGCACCACCAGGGCGGCATTGACGCCGTCGTAGGAGATTCCCAGCTTGAGGATCGCGCCTGCGGTGGCGGCGGCGTTTCCCAGGAGTCGCCGGGCCGTTGGCGGCACCCTCAGTCCCAGGTCCGCGGCGGTGTAGCCATTGATGGCCCCGGCCACGATCTCGATAAAGGTGTTCCAGGCGACCTGGTTGCCGGCCTTGGTAAACCGCACGATATTGGAGCCGGCGTTGTTGAGGATCATCCCCAGGTAGCGGAAGTTGATATTGGGCAGCACGATGAACCAGTCACCCTGGGTCAGGGTCAGGGCCGCGCCCGAATAGGTGATGGTGCCGCCGGTGCCGTTGTCGTTGTTGTTGGCGGTGATGGTCCGGATCAGCCCCTTGGAGGCCCCGGAGAGCACCAGCAGCTTGGCGTTGGCCAGCTCATCGGTGATGAAGCCATAACCGATATCCCCCGTGTTGCCATTATTGCGCAGGGTTATGACCTGGCTCACCTGGCTGGAGAACCGCATCACCGGCATAGCCTTGAGGCTGAAGGTGGTATCCGGGGCCGCGGCGATGGCATAGACGCAGTACCACTGGCTGGCCTTCTCGCTGCCCCAGAGGTTGCTGGGGGTGTCGAAATCCATCACCGCGTCGGCGCTCATCTCCCGGTACTTGCTGTCCGCCAGGCCGCCGTCCACGAACAACCCCCGGTGCAGGGGCGAGGGAAAGCCGCAGAGCATCACCCGGGCTTTGCAATCGGCGGTGGCCGGGATCTTCACCTGGGTGGCGTCCACCCACATCAGGTCGGGGCAATAGGCCAGCTCGGCCAGCTCCACCACCGCCCCTTCCACTTTCTCAAAATCGCCCTTCAGGATCACCTGGCGGCCGGTGCCGCTGCCCCATTTCGATTGCGGAACGTGAATGAGACCCATATCCTACCTCCTTATTTTACCCCTGCCCGGCCCGGAAACGCCCCATCCTGGCCCTCTCAGAGGCTCAGTGCTAATAAACGTAAGCCCGGTAGCTCCAGTTGGGATCGCCGGGACCGGCCTGGTCGATGGCGTAGCAGTCGTAATCCGTCCCTGCGCCATCCACCGTCCAGGCCACCGGATAAGCCACCTGGCGCATCAGCCGCAGGGCCACCCGGCGCCGATCCAGGCTGACTTGCTTGCCGAAGCACCTGAATTCCGTCTGGTCGAAGCCGTGGAAATCAGAGCTGATGGCCACGTCGTCGCCCAACTCCAGGCGCACCCCTTCCAACCAGGTCTCCAGTTCGACGTTCTCCTGGGCGGCGCTCAATCGGAACAAGAGCCGCGCGGCCAAAAGGGCCGCCAGTTGCGGGTCCTCGGTGATCACCGGGCTGCCGTATCTGAGGTCGATATCTGCCGGCAGTTCCCCCAACTCATCTATCAAGGCCTGGTTTTTCTCCTCGGCGTATTTGCTGTTGTCCCGGTCATAGTCGCCATAGGTCACCCGGACCAGGTTTTTCAGGTCCCGCAGCTCGTATGAAACGCTGAGGCTCCGGATGGCAGAGGCCTGGAGAATGGCCAGGTTCTCCAGGAGCACGAAGGCCAGCAGCTTGTCGAACCAGGCCCAGGAGCCGCTGCGCTTGGCGTAGTCCAGGGCGCAGCTCAGCATCAGCACCAGCCCTTCCAAACTGCCCATCTGCCGCAACATCAGGTAGTTGGGCACATACTCCCAGATGTCCGCGTCCTCCACATAGGAGAAGGGAATGTAGTCGGCATTGAGCATATTGGGCTTTCCATCGCCGGCCAGGGCAAAGAACTGTGCCAGCATGGCGTCGAAGTGGGCGGCGTCCTCCGCCGTGGCCGGAAAGACCCACACCTGGCCGCTTCGGCCGGCCACTGCCAGCCCGAAAGCCCGGCCCACCAAAGCGTTCATCCAGGCGTAATGATAGTCGCTCTTATAGAGATAACCCCCGAACTCGCCGCTCTGCCGGTTCAGCCTGAGGTCATCCAGGATGCGCCGAGCCCAGGTCTGGGCCGTGGCGTTGCCGTTGCGCAGGTAGATGTAGAGGCAGCCCAGGGCCAGACTTGCTCCCACCCCCGGATCATAATAGCCATAGACAAAACCATAATCCGAAAACCACACCGGGAATTTCCAGCCTGACCCGTCCACCGCGCCATAAGCATCGATCCACGTTAGCCAGTTTTCCAGGAGATCCCAGGCAGCCGCGTCGTTGCTGCTGAAAAAATACTCCGCCAGGCGATAGAAGGCCCAGTACTGCCCCAGGCCGTGGCCCGCCTCCGGGTAGGAGCTGCCGTTCACGTTCCCCTGGACGATGTCCCAGGCATTTTCATATTCGGCGCCGGGTAATATCCGGCGTTCGTAGCAAAAGTAGTCCAGATCGAAGTTGACACTGCCCCCGGGACCGATGGTGAGCTGCGTGGTGTTAGTGATTCCGGTGCCGATGGTGAAGGCATTGTTGCCCTGATAGGTACCGTCCTTGATCCGGTGGATGAGGGAATTGGCCGGGTCGATGATCCAGGCGATCATGTGCCAGCTGCCATCAAGGACACCAGTGATGTCAGAGTAAAAGTCTCCGGCTGAGGTGGTGATCTTGAGCTGCAAGTCCTGGACACCTGCGGTCTTGGTCTGAATCGCCCAGCCGTTAGCCCCCATTTTGTTCATGAGTTGCACGTAGTCGGCAGTTTGAACAGCTCCTTTGCAAATCAGGATGAGGGTGAAAGGATTGCTGCCAGGAACCAGGTTAGCGTTGCTGGCTCGGGTCAGGGAATAGGTGTTGTTCAAGCGAACCGCGGTGTTCCCTGGTTGGCAGATTCCGGTTACGTAGGTGGGGGTGCCTGTTAGGGTGTAACCATTGCCGCTGGAATCGATCAGGGAGTCATTAAATAAGTAACGGACGCTTCGTAATCCGTAGTTACGGTATTTAAGCCACCAGGAGAAGCGGGTGAAGTCCTCCTCGCCGCACAAGGGGATGGCCTCGATGTCGTTTCTGGTGTGCACCGGCAGGATGGGCCCCTTGATGCCCCCGTAACGGCTGTTGAAGCCGTCCTGGGCGTCCCGGTGCAGGTACAGATAGTTGGCCGCCAGGTCCAGCCGGTTCATCAGGTACGGGGCCAGGGGGTGGGCGTAGTGCACCAGGGTCGGGCCCCGCCAGGAATTCTGGCCGTAAGGCTCCAGGGAGATGGCCTGCCGGGGGGCGTAAGGGTAGGCGTCGCCGGCCGTGAGATCGAGGCCCACGTCGTCCAACCACCAGGCCGGAGGCTGCTCCAGGTCCTGGTTGATCTCCGGATACTTGAACTCCAGCAGCCGCAGCCGCGCCGCCCCGGTGAAGCGCACCGGGTCGTTGAATTTCACGTCCGTGATATGAAAGGTGGCGTCTGCCGGCGGGGAACTGCCTACGCCGATATCCACCACCTGGAGGGGGTGGGTGATGGGAAAACTGCCCGATTCCAACAGCATGTCGGCGAAATTCACCGTCACCCGGTTCCACTGCTGCACGTTCACTACGGTGTCCTTATAAAAATAGCTGCCGTTGGCGTCCTTCACCTTGGTGCGGATGGTGATCGTGCTCACCCCATTGAGGATGGGATAAATCAGGTAATTGACGTTGGTCTTGCCGGTGGAGTTGACCTCCGCGGTATTGATCCCGGTCCACACGCCCCAGGCGGTGACACCTGCGGGCGTCTGCGTCTCCACCCTCAACTGGGTGTAGTAGGTATCCCCCTCAACGGTTTCCTCCACCTCCCGGTCCGTGAAGATTAAGTCAGCCTCGGGTCCAGAAGTTGAGTACCAGGCCCACCACCCCCCCCGCCGCCGGTCCCGGTCGTCCACGATATTGTCGATGCGCTTGAACTGGCTGAAATCAATTTCGAACTGGGTGAGGTCGGTGTAGCGGTCAGGGAGGCCGTGCACGTAAGTGTGCGCCGCCCCCCATTCGTCCGCGTCCCCCGGCGCCGAGTCGTTCAGGGTCACCAGCAGCCGCCGGGGATGCACTTCGGGGTCGCCCGCCATGAAGGTCCAGTAATCCCCGGCTACGAAGTCGTTGCCGCTCCCCGCCTCCCAGTAGACCTCCAGGTCATTCCCGAGGGAGGTGGGCTGCTCCCGGCCGCTGGTCTTGCAACCCGTGGTGTGCCAGGTAATCCCGCCGTCATCGGACCATTTAAAAGTGGCGGTGCCGATCTCCCCGGTGGTCTCAGCCCAGACCACGTAGCGGATGCGGTTGGAGCCGGAGTAGATGCCCTTGAGGACCATCGTGGCGCTGCCGCCGCTGCTGATCTTGCAGATATTGTGGACCTGGTTGGCGGCGCCCGGGCCCCGGAGCTTGAGGCGCACCTGGCTCATGTCCGCCAGGGGACTTTGCGCCAGGCTCCAGTTCATGCCGTAGCCCCACCAGGCGGTGAAGCCGGTGGTGCTGTAGTCCTTCAGTAGGACCCGCAGCGCCCGGGGGCCCTGGGCTGCGGCCTGCATGGTGATCTCGCCCTGGTCGTCGTCTCCGGGGTAGAGCTCGATGGCGAACTTCTCAAAGCCCGCCGCCCCCAGGGTGGAGTCCCGGTACAGCAGGAAGGAGCCGGCGTTCCACTGGCTGCGCTCGAAGTCGTCCATCACCAGGGGAGAGGTGCGGCTCGCCTCATAAGGATAGAACCGGTCCCAGAGAAAGGAGACCAGGGCGGCATAGTCCCGTCCCCGCTCCCGCCCGGCGAAATGCAGCGCAGCCATCAGGTCCAGCACCCGGTCCACCGCGAAATCATAGGTGTAATCGGCCCGATCCCGCCAGGCGGGCCGGACGCAGGGATAGTTGTTCAGGGCCTGATATTTACTGCCCTGCACCCCGGTATAGTAGAGATAATAAAGCTGCACCACGGTGCCCGGCGCCAGGGGCGTCCCCAGGGTGACCGTGGTCCGGGCGCCGCTGTTGGCGAAACTGCCGCCGGTGTAATAATTGGTGAGGTCGCCGGACTCCGGCTCCGCCCAGAAGCCGTTCCAGGGGAACACCGTGGTGTAGAGCCACACCCCTCGGAGATAGGCCACCTGGCCACCGCCCGGCAGCGGGGTTTGGATGTAGACCTTACCGTCCGCGGCCACCGCGGTGCTCAGATTCGCGCCGCTCCAGTTCCCGGCCACCAGTTCCATGAGGGCCGCGCCCCCCTGGTTGTCATGGACCCAGTTGAACTGGCTCCCCTTGGCCCATTGCACGTAAGGCATCAGGCGTCTTCCCCCATGTAGGCCCTGATCTTGACCTCCCCGCAATCCACCCAGAAATCATACAGGCATCGGGAGACGATCTCCCGGATGGCCCGGCCCGCCTCCAGGTTCTCGAAACAAATGCCGATGTGGTAGAACAAGGTGTCGCTGCGGGCCAGGGTGAAGGCGTCCCGGTTGAGGTAGTCCGCCAGGCCCACCTCCGCCAGGATGTCCTCGATGATGTCCACCGGGTGAGTGGTGTCGTCCTTCACCACCCGGGCCTCCACGTTGCCAGCCCCGCCCTTCACCTGGATCTCGCCGGTCTCGGTGGAATAAACCACCCCCTGGCGGGTGTCGTCGTCCTGGACCCACACCGAGGTTATGGCCTGGAACGGGGCCCCGGCTATCCGGTAGTGCATCACCTTGGCGGAGGCATAGATGAGCCACTGGTCCCCGGCCACGATATCGGTCCCCGGGGCGCTCTCCCAATAAATCTCCAGGCCGTTTTCCAACTGCACCGGGGAGCCTATGCCCACGGTGGTAAGTCCCGTCTTCTCCCAGGTCTGGCCGCCGTCCTTGGACCACTTGAAGGTGGCCGTGCCGATTTCGCCGGTGGTCTCAGCCTGCACCAGGTAGTCGCGGTCTTCGTTGCCGGAATATTTCTCTTCATCCACCACGTGCAGGGCGGCTACGCCGCTGCCGGTCTTAGTCACCTCGCAGGCGGCCTCGGTGGTGCCGGTGCTCTCCGCCTTGGCCCGGAAATAACCCCGCATGAACGGCTTCTTGGCGCCGTCCGGATCCGGCGCGCCGATCTTGTGCTCCAGCATCTGGCGCACGAAGTCCACGGTCTCCAGGTGGGCCAGGTGCGCCTCGTCCCAGGCATGGCTCATCTCCGAGATTTTGTCCAGCTGGCCGATGTAGACCAACTGCCATTCCACCGTGCCGTCAGGCAACTCGAAGCCGTGATAGAGTTTAAGATATTTCTTGTACCAGGGAATGGCCCGGAGATAGAAGTTGCCGCCCCCCGGCACCCACTGGCGGCTGCGGTTGTCCATCACCAGGCGGTTGCTGCCGGTGCGCAGGTCTCCGAAATCCAGGGCCAGCTCCACATTCAAATCGCCGGGATTGATGATTTCGCTCTCCGGGAGCAGCATCTCGCCGGTGAGGAGGAGATTTTGCAAGTTCCCCGGAAACTCGCCGTCACTGGCGTAGCTGTCATAACCCGGGTCCGGATAGGCGTCTATGGCATAGGCGGAGTAGGCGTCGGCGTCGCCGGCGTTGTCCAGGGCCCAGGCCCGGATGGTCTCGTTTAACTCCACCTTGAGTTGGTAATATTTCTCCAGCTCATATTCCCCCCCTGATTTCACCTCTACCCAGTCGACCTCCCCACACCCCGCGTAACTCTCCGCGGTGCGCAGGGATACCGTCACCTCCAGATACCCCGCCAGGTCCTCCCAGGTGGGTGTTACCAGCATCCCCGGTCTGGCCCACAGCCAGCCTTCCTGCCACCAGCCTGATCCTCCGAACCATCCCGCCCCGCTCACCCCCGGGACCCCGGGGAATGCCTCCATAATGGGAGACGTCCAGGACCCGGAGGTGAAATAACCCGCTTGCATGGCCAGCTTTCCGGCCTCGCCGCCGTATTCGGTGTTGATGAAACTGCCGCACCCCTCAGCCAGCCCCAGGTCCAGGTCGAAGGGATAGATCAGGGCCCGCACCCGGGGCTTGGCCCCCCGGAGCAATGCCTCTTCCTGGATATAATTGTCGCTGGCCGGTCTCATAGGCAAATAAGGCGGGTTGACCCCGCCTCTGTTTTATCCCTGGGTGGAACAAGCCGCCCGGTGTGGCAGGCGTCCCCGCCTGCCGTCCTCACACTTCCTCCAGCTCAATCGTCCCCGACCACAACCCCGGGGCCACCAACACAAAATTGAAATCATTGGTCCACAGGGCCGTGCAGGTCTTGTCGCCGGCCCCGTCCTCATAGAAGTCGATCTCCGCCTGCGCCTGTTTGATGGCCCAGAATTGCTCTTTCTGGGCCGCATAGATGTAATTGAAGGGCAGCGCCCACCTTTGTTTGAGGTCCCGGCTATAACTCCTGAGCGTCCCGTCGATGGCCCGGCCGATGTCTCCGGCTTCCTGCCGGGGGGCCTCGTAGCCGAAGGAAAAGTTATCCGGGAAGGTGTAACTCTGCTGGGCGCCGCCCCGGGGGGTCCACACGAACTTGCCGTTAGCCATATTAAAGCCCGGTGGCGCAGGCGTCCCCGCCTGCGCTCTTTAAGAAATCCACTCCCTCTGCACCTTTTTCAAGGCCGGGGCGATCTTGCCCCGCACCAGGCGCTCCCAGTCCAGGGCGCTGACGCTGCTGCCGTCCAGGGCATTGACATGGACGTGCACGTGCAGCTCCCGGCTTCCCTGCCCCTGGCCGGGCAGCCTCACCTTGCGGTAGTCCCCCCGGTTCAGGGCCTGAAAATTGGCCTCGCCCATCTCCGCCATCCGGCGCCGTTGCAGGATGCCCTCTCCCACCTGACCCACCACCAGCCGCTCATCCTCCCCCAGGATCATGCCGCTGTGAGCCCGCTTGATAACCCCGCCCTGGTGGAACCAACTGCCGAAGTCCAGGACGGTGCCGAGAAAAGAAGACCCGCCCCCGCTGCCGGCACCCGAGCCCCCGCCACCCTGTATCCAGCCGCCAAACACCGCCCAGATATTATCTCTGAAATTATGGCCAATCTCCTCCAGGGACTGTTTGAATGACATGCCGCCCTTCTCGATGTTTTCACGGAAGACCGCCGCGGCGTCGCCCAGGATGTCGCCGGCGGTCTCCACCGACCCCTCCCAGCGGCTCCCGGCCTCGTTCACGAAGTCGGCCAGGTTCTCCAGCCCCTTGATTTCCACCCAGGTCGCGTAGAGATTGTCGGTCAAAATATTGTCCACTTCCTGGGCCTGGCCCACCCCCTTGAACAGGGAGGCGTAGCTGCCGAAAGAGGCCTCGGTGCCCACCACCGTCGCGGCCAGTTTCCCCTGCTCTTGCTGGTTCAGGGTCCCGGTCAGCAGTGAGCCGCCGCCCTGGGAGACGCCCCCCACCACCAGGTTCGCCACCTGCATGGTCTGCACGGACATGGTGGCCAGCTCCCCGCCGACGGAACCCCCGGCCGTGCCGCCTTCCTTCTCGCCGCCCATCAGGGCCGCCAGGCCGCCGATCCCCAGGATGCCCGCCAGGGCCAGCATGGACCCGCCGCCGAACCCGCCGCCGCCGCCGCCAAAACCCAGACCGGCCCCGAAGCCCCCGGCTTCCCGGGCCGCCTGCAGGTCGCTCATGTTGCCCAGCATCGCCAACTCCTCAGCCGTGGACCCGCTGAAGCCGTAGCCATACTCCGGCGCCCCGAAGGAGCCCTTGAACATGTTCCCGAAGAAGCCTCCCATGCCGCCGAAGATGGAGCTGCCGATGCCGCCGAAGATGGAGCCCAGGCCCCCGGAGATCAGCCCCACCAAAGGCTGGATGATCAGGGATTCCAGGAGAGCATTGGAGAGACGCTTCAGGAAGTTGGTCATCACATCCGTGAACTTGCCGGTGCGCCAGATGATGATGTCGAAGAAACCCTTCATCAGGTCTTCCGTGGCCCAGGTGAACTCCCCGAAGACCTTGACCCCCTGCTTATAATAGTTGGTGGATTCCTCGTAATATTTGAGGGCCGCCTGGCTCATGCCCAGGTAGAAGCCGCCCACCTGTTGCGCCATCGACTGGGCCAAGCCCACCGCGTCCCTGTAATAATTCCGGTCCAGGCCCTTGCGATAGCCGTCGATCTCGTCGTAGGCCTTCTCATGTTCCCGGACCAGTCCCTTGAGCCCGCCCCGGGGATCGAAAATCTGCTGCTTGCGGCTCTCCGCCGGCGTCACTCCCCCCCAGAAGCCCCAGCCTTCCGCGGCCGGGCCGTACTCGGCGGGGTGGCCGAAGACCGGGTAATCCTCCGCCCCAAACCAGCCGCCCCCGGACATCACGCGGAGCTTGGGCGGCGCCGCCCCGGGTTTCTCCTGCTGCTGGCGGTCGAAATCCAGGATATTCTGCTGCCGCCGCCGGATCTCCTCCAGGGCCTCGATGCCCTTATCCAGCTTCGCCTTGTCGCCGAACAGCAGGTCCCACAGGGAGAGGTTGCCGGAGGCGTAGGCGGTGAGGGAATCCAGCAGGGTCTTGATGCGGCCCAGCACCCCCAGGACCGCGACCATCGCCGCCGCGCCCTTCGCCCCCACCAGGAAGAAGGCCACGATCCCCACTTCCTGGACCGGCTCCGGCAAGGCCCGATAACCTTTCACCGCCTCCCCCAGGAAGGTGAAGATGCTCTCTACGATGGGCTTGATGTCGCTGAGGGTCTTTTTGGTGATGTCCCAGGCCCCGGCCACCCGCTCCGCCAGCTCCGCCCGGCGTTGCTCCGCCCCTTCCCCGGTCAGGTAGAGCTCGTTGACCTGCTGCAGGTAGGTGATGATCTCTTTATAAACCTGTTTGAAGCCCGAACGGGCCAGGATATCAAAGGTGGTGCTGATGGTCTCTTTGGTGGACTCCCAGGTGACTTGAATGTCCTTGCTGGCGATCTTGGCCCCCTGGAACAGGCCCATGACTTTTTCCAGGAAACCGCCGAAGCCCTCCTTTTTCCAATCTTCCAGGATGGCCTGGAACTGTTTCTGCACCTGCTTGCCTTCCGTGGCGGAGATCTGGCCCATCATCTTCAGGCGGTCGATCACCAGCTTGGCCAGGGTGTCGCTAATGCGGGCGTGGCCTTCCCAGAGGGCGTTGAGTTCCTGGAGCACTTGGCCTTCCTGCTTGATCCAGGGCACCAGCTGCTTGATCTTGTCCACCAGGAGGCCGATGTTGTCGATTTCCCGCTTGCCGATGTCATGGCCCCGGGCCGTGGCCCACTCCATCACGGTGAGCATCTCCCGGGCGTTGGCGAAGTACTTGGCGGAGGCGATCATGGCGTATTCCACCAGCTCGCCGTACTTCACCTTCATGCGTTCATAATAAGCCTCCAGCTCCTCCTGGGAAGTCCCGGGCTTGAGGGCGTCGGTGGCCGCGGCCGACATGCGGATGATGGCCTTTTCGTAGTAATCGACGGAGTCCATCGCCTTTTCAAAAAGACCGTAGGAGCCGCGCACCGCGGCGTAGAGGCCCAGCATCTTGGCCTGGGCCATCGCCACGGATTGGCCCAGCTTGTCGTAGTTGGCCCCGGCCCGCTCCGCATCCATGCCGGACTGCTGGAGGCCCTTGCCGCCCTGGGCCGCGGCCTGGCCGGCTTTGCCCACGGACTGGCCGGTCTGCTCCGCCGCCGCCCCCAGCTGGCGGATCTGGCCGCTCACCGAGCTCAACACCGCGGTGCCGTCGTCTCTGACCCGTAAGGTGATCAGCAGCTCATTGGCCATCGGCGTCTGTCATCCTCTTGGCGTTTTCCCGGGCGATCTCGTGGATCAGGTTCAGTTTGTGTAACGTGCGGATCGGATGGTGCACCCCGAAACCGCGCAGCAGTTCCAACATATTCATCCCCAGGTCCCGGCCGAAGGGGGAGGCCAGGATCTTGTAGATCTCCCAGGCCTGGTAATTGCCGGGCGCCAGGACCGGGCGGACGCAGCCGGTGCAATCGCAGGGCTTGCCGAATACCATCTCCTCCTGCCGGCACTGCTCGCAGGTCAGGCTGAAGGGGTCGGTGTAGTATTCGGCGTAGCGGACAAATTTTCTTTGTCTGCTTCCTCCTGCGCCCGTAATTTCTCATCCCATTCCCGCACCGCCTGGTGGAGCCAGTTGAAAAATCCCGACGACTGGCTCAGGAGAAAGTCCCGGTTCTCCGCACAGTAGGCAAGCTCGGCTTCACCAAGTGGCGCAGGCGTCCCCGCCTGCGGGTCTTCGATTATGAGTTTGTGACCGGGAAAGAATACCACCAGGTGTTTCACCTTCAGGCCTTCCCAGTCCACCAGGGCATAGCGCATCAGCAGGTCGTGAAATTCCACCCAGTCGATGGTGAAACCGCCCTGGCCGTCCGGCTGGGAGGCTTTGGCCACCAGTTTGGTGCTCTCGGGGATGTCCGGCATCCGCAGCAGCACTTTCACGCCGGGGATGGCCGGGTACTCCACCCACCGGGGGGCGGTGAGGTCCTCCACCAGGTCGCTGATCTTGAGGATCTTTGACTGTTCCATAACGCTCCTATGTGAGCAGAATGCTCCACTCATCATCGCCGGAGGCCATCTTCAGGCCGGCGGTGATATTGAAGGCCCGGATGGATTTGCGGTCCGCCAGCTTCAGCTCCTCGATCTGGGCGTTGGGGGCGCTCACCGTGATGATGTTGCCGGCCGCCGAGCCGATGGTGAAACTCATGGCCGCGCCGGTGGAGAGGCGCCACAGGCCGAAAAAGTCCTTGGCGGCCACGGTCACCGCTTCCGGGTCGAACACCGCCTTGGGGTCGCGGTTGACGATCACGGCCGATTTGAAGCCGCTGGGAGCGCTGATGTCGTCCCGGAGCTCCACCTGGTTGCCCGACTGGATCTCCAGCTTGCCGATCTGTGCCCCATAGGTGTCATAGACAAACTGCGCCGCCAGAAAGACCGGCGGTTTCACCGCGCTGTAGTTCACCCCGACCAGCAGGGCCCCGTCCACCACCGAGAAGTCCGCCCCGGTGAAGGTGAAATTAAGGAGTCCCGGCTTGCCCTTGTCCAGCACCAGGCGCACATCGCCCCGGGCCCCCCAGATCTTCTTGATGATCCCGTCCATGTACAGGGCCAGGGTCATGGAGGGAATGGCGGCCGAGGCCGGTTGGTACTCCACGCTGGTGGCGGGCACGATGGTCTCGCTAAACCCGCAGGCCTTCATGAGCTTGCCCCAGGCCGGGGGGGTGCCGGCGGCGCCCGAGCCTGCCAGCTCGCAGGTGTAGGTTAACTTGGCCTGGCGCTCGCCGGGGAGCGATTCCAACGCCCCCATCGATTCCCGGGCCGGGTCCCGCTTGTACCGGGCGATGTCCGGGTCCCCCGAGGGATCGAACACCAGGAAGGCGTCCGCTGCCAATAAAGTCTCGGCAGTGCCTTCCTCCGACTCAATCTTGGCCGCTATCTGGCTTCTGCGTTTGAGAATAGACATATCTTTATTCCTCCAGTGGCGCAGGCGTCTGTGGCGCAGGCGTCCCCGCCTGCGGAACCTGCGGTCCTTTTAAATGAGCCCAATGAGGGGGAGGCAGCACCACGGTGGCGGCTTCCCGCACCAAGAAGGACTGCATGACGTCTTGTGGCACAGGCGTCTCGCCTGTGGAACTTGCGGTCCTTTTGCCCCGGCGCCGGGGCCCCTCATGCACCGTCCTGGCCTCCCGCACCAGGAAGGACATAACCTCCGGCCCGCCCCGGTCCACCTCATTCTCCGGGACCACCTGGCCGTTCCGGATGGTCTCTCCGGTTAATAGGGGGCTCATGCCGAGGTCCCCAAAATCCAGATCATGTAATCGCAGGGTTCGCCGGCGTCATTGGCGATCTTTAGTTTGTCCCCGGTGTCCGCGGTCACGGTCCAGCCGGTGACCGGATTGTCCAGGGCCAGCTTGCCCTTGGGCCTCAGCACCACCGTGTGTGTCCCGGCCCCCAGAAAAACGAAGGGGTTGGCGTCGTTGCCGATGGTCAAAATCTTGGTGGCGCTCAGGTTCTGGATGACCAGGGCCCGCACCTTGGTGAAAGTGAGGGCGTTGCCGAAGGCGTCCACCAGGCTGCCGCCGGCCAGGTCCAGGCTCTCATTGGCCCCGCCCGCCAGAGTGCGCCGGTCGGGCCCGAAGACCAGGTCGCCCTGCTCGGACCCCGTCCCGGCGGCGAAATCCTGGCTCAAGGCCAGATTCGCCTCGTCGACAGGAGTCGTGTAATCCCGGGGTTGGGAATTGGTGTGGCGGATGACGATGCCCATGCGGGCGCTGTTCAATGACATGACAAAACCTCCTCGTAGATGTGGTCCTTGATGTCCCGGGGCCTCTATTCTCTCCTCAGTCCTGGATCTCCCGCACCACCACCGACAACTGCAGCACGGCCACGTGGCATAGGATGCTCCCGAACATGCGGGCCTCCACCGTCTCCACCTGCAGCGGCTCGGCCACCAGGCAGTTGCCCCCCAGGGTGTGGTCGAAGCGCACCGCCGCGTCGATGGCCTCAATCAGGTCCTGGAAGGTCTTCTCGCTGGCGTCCGTATCTTTCAGAGAGTAAATGCCGGTAATCTCGAAGGTGTGGGTTCGCTCCACCAGGGGCTCGGCCACCCACTCCGCCGCCGTGGACCTGCGGGTGATGGCCCAGCCGTTGAGTTTGCCGTTCTTCTGGTAGTAGCTCAGCAGATCGGTCCAGTTGGCCGCCCAGCGCTCGTAGTCGTGCACCACGCCTATCCCGGCCACGCCGGAGAGCAGGGTCTTGAGATAGTCCCGGATGGCGTTCAGGCTCATGACAGGCGCTCCACAATGCGGTTCACCACCCGCTCCCAAAGATTATTCCAGGCTCCGAGGCCGGCGAGGCGCTGTGTGGTCTTCTCCACGAATCTCCGCCCCTTGGTGCCCGGATGCTTCACCTTGCGCACTATCACCGTGCCTTTGCTTCCAAACCGCTCCGCGAAGGTGCCCCCACCGGGCAGGAAGGCCAGGGCCTTCTTGTGCCGGGGGGCGATCACGTGGGCCCGGCTGCCCTTCTCCACGATCTCCCCGTAGGACAGTGGGTTGGCGATGAGGGAGTGCAGCGCCGCCCCGAAGGGCGCCTTCTTAAACCAGGCCTTCCACAGGAGGCCGGTTTGGCCCACCGGGGTGGTCGCCACCACCGCGGTGAGGGCCATCTCCGTGGCCTCCACCCCGCCCCGGATCACTTCCTCCTGGTAGATCCCCAGGGCCTGCGGGTCGGTGAGCAGCACCCCCCGGGCCGTAATCTCCGCCTTGATGCTGATCATTACCGCAGTCTCCGGGGATGCGTCAGCCGGTCCGTGCCCCAGCCGGCGTTACTATCCCAATCACCGGAGACCGAGGCCGCGGCGAGCCCGCCGTCCTTGGCCGCCGGGGCGATATGGGCCTTGTACAGCCCCTCCAGCTCTTTGCCCCGCTTGGCGTACTCCCCGGACTTGGTCCCATAATTTACCGCGTCCGCGGCGATGGTGGGCTCGCTGGTCTGGGCGTATTTCCGGGCCAGGGCATGGCAGCACAAGGCCCCGGCCAGGTTCACCACCGCGTCCTGGTCCGCCGCCGGAATCGTGCTGGCGCTAGCGGTCACCTCGTGCGGCACGGTGATGGTCAGCAGGATGGTCTCCCCCACTGCCGGCGAGCCGGTCAGGAAGCGCAATTTCTGGCCGGCGGCGGCCCGGTAAATCCGCCAATCGTTGTCATCAAGGATATTGGGCACCTGCTCCCCGGCCGGGTACTCCACCTGTTTGGCCACGGAGAAGCCTTCCACCCAGAGGCAGTTCTTGCCCAGGGCCAGGATTACGCCCGGGTCGGTGCCCGGATCGTAGGCCAGGGCAAAACCGCTGGTGTCCACCGGGATGGAGAAGGTGTTAGCGTCTATCCGGGTAATGAGGTGTGTCCCATTGAGGGCGAGCCACTCCGCCTGGGTGATGCCGCTCAATATGACCTGGCCGCCGCTGGATAAGCCGTGGCCGGCCCAGGTGACCACGCAGGCCGCCGCCTTGCTCAGGCCCTCAATGGCCTCGGCCGCGTATGCCGGCAGCTCGTAGTCGTAGCCGCCGTCGCCGGGGATCTCCGCCGCCACCTCCCGGGGCCGGTCCTGGGAGTAACGGGCCACCGCCTCCAGGATGAAGGCCTGGCGCTGACTATAGTCCAGGACCTCCACCCCGTCCTGGAGGACGATGACCAGCTTGCTGTCGAAGACGCTCAGTCCCGGCATGCCCGCCCCCTAAAAGAACAACGTGTAACTGATCTTGGCCAGGGCCAGGATTACGCCCGGGTCGGTGGCCGGATCATAGACCAGGGTGAAGCCGCTGGTGTTCACCGGGATGGAGAAAGTGTTAGCGTTTATCCAGGTGATGATGTGCGTCCCATTGAGGTCGAGCCACTGCGCCTGGGTGATGCCGCTCAATTTGACCCGGTCGCCGCTGTCCAGGCCGTGGGCGGTCCAGGTGACCACGCAGGCCGCCGCCTTGCTCAGGCCCTCGATGGCCGCCGGCGCGTTCACGCAGCAGATGGCCCGAAACTGCCTTAGGCCCTGCTGGCCGCAGACCCAGAACTCGTCCCCATCGGTCCGGGGAACGCCGCTGGCCCCGGTGGGGGCGCCGCCGTCCTCCCGGTAGCGTATATTCACAACCTCCAGGTTGCACCTCGCCGCCTTGGCGAAGACGCCGTCTTTCAGGAGCTTGGCGCTGTCAAAGCCCACGCCGCCCGCGGCGTCGTCCACCGCCAGCTCGCCGAACTCCTGGGGCTCGCAGCCCTGGAGGCTCAGGAAGACATTGCCCATAATGGTCTCCTTGTAGCCTGCGAACCTTTTATTGCAGCTGGTACTCCACTTCCAGGTGGCAGGCGGCGATGTTCATGCCGTTGCCCACCTTCACCTCTCGGAAGGTGAGGACGTCGCCCGCGGCCGCCAGCAACTCCGCCGCGGTGGTGCTTAGGGTCAGGGCGCTGGGGGTGTCGGCCGCCAGGTTAACGCCGGAGGTCAGCGCCTTGGTGGCGATATCCGTGGTGCCGGCCCCCGCGGCCCCCAGGTTGCGCAGCGCCAGGGTCACGGAGTTGGTGTCCGCCCCGGTCACCACGGCTTCGGCGATCACCTTGACGCCCTTGATTTTGATGGCCCGGTGCACATAGGCCCGGTCCACGTTGACGGTGGCCCCCAGGGGGGCGGCGGCCGCCGCCGGCCCCAGGCGCATCACATAGGTCATCAGACCCGGAATTTCTCCTGCCAGATCCTTGCTCATGGTCTTTCTCCTGTCGTGTTCATGGCGCCGCGCTTAGCCGGCCACCACGTGTTTGTACCAGGGCCGGTGACCCAGGAACAGGTGCCCGAAGATGAAGCGGATCTTGTAAACGATCTTGTCCGCCGCGAACATGGAGCCCACATTGGGCTGGCCTTCCACGAACAGTTCCGGCTCCTCCCGGCCCTGGTAAAAACCCACTTCCAGGGTGGGCAGGCCGGGGCTGTTGTCCAGGGCGAACCAGTCGGTGGCGTCCGCGAAGTAGTCCACCACCAGATAATCGGTGCCCTCGTGAATATTGACCATGTCCGAGGTCTCGGTGGTGCCCGCGGTTACCAAGGTCCGGGCCCCTTTGCACAGCATGAAGGCCAGTTCCTCCAGTTCATTGGGCACCAGCAACAGTTTGGGGAGCAAGCCCAGGGCCACGGCGCTGCCGGGTTCCGCCTGGTTGCGCATGGCCACCCGGGTGGCGGTCAGGGCCGCCCGGGACAGGGCGGTGCTGCCCAGGTTGCCGTGGTCGGCATGGAACAGGGCCTTGTTATCACCCATGACGGCCGTGTTGTTGATCAGATTGTTGAAGATGGCCAGGTTCAGGGTCAGGGCCGCGGCCCGGGCCAGTTTGCTGGGGATGCGCCGGATGGCCCCCACATCGTCGTTGGCGATATCCTCCAGCGCCAGGGACTCCAACCCGCCTTTTTTGGAGATGGCGAAAGTGCCTTTCTCTTCGGCGGGGGTGGTCAGCTCGTCATAATTCCCCAGCCGCGCCACCGTAGGCAACTCTCCGTAGCCCCCATAGACCATCCGGGTGTTGGTCTTGAAGTCATTGATGGGGGTGATGTCGCTGGCCAGACGCCGCCAGAGTTGCAACCCCGGCAGGGCGAAGTCCGCCAGCAGCCGCTTGTTAATAGACTCCCCCAGGATCGTCGCCCAGGCCGTGGGGTCCACCGCCTCCACGAAACGCTTCAGGTTCACCGCCTCCCGGAATTGCCCGGTGACGTGTTTGTCGCCGGTGATGGTGGCATAGGCCTCCCGGAAACTCTTGAAACGGGGCACCTTCTGATCCTTGAGCTTCAGGTCTTCATTGGCGAAGAAGCCGTCCAGGGCGCAGAGCACCCGGTCCCGTTCATCGGGTCCCGCCTTCGCCGGCCCCAATCCCGGCAGCCCCGCGGCCTCATGGAACTTGGCCAGGTATTCCCGCTCGTCGGTGACGGCCTGGTCCAGGTCCGCCTCGATGAAGATCTTCCGGGCGGTGAAATCCTTCTTGATTTTCGCCTGGGTGATCTCCGGCAGTTTGGAATCCGCCAGCTTGGTAGCCAGCAGGTTGCGGCACTCCGCCTCCTGGAAGCAGGTCTCGGCCTCCTTCAGGCGGGTCTCCACCTGCTTCAGCAGGTCATCCTGCTCCTTGGCCTTGTCCGGGTCCTTTTCCGGCGGTTTGGCCTTCATGGCCTCCCGGAAGAGGGTCAGGATCTCCTCTTCCTTCAGGTTGTCCTTGTCCTTGCCCTGGAGCAGTTCCGGCCGCTCCGCCTCGATCAACTTGATAAGCATTTCCAGAAATTTCATCTCTGCCTCTCCTCCCGTCCCGGCGCCGTCCGCCTGGATCATTCTGATGATGTGCCCCCCGGCCGAAGCATTCACAACCGGGTCCACCGCGTCCACCTTGGTGATGGCGTCGGCATAGCGCACCATGCGGCCCTGGTGCCGCCGCAGCGTCGCCCGGCCATCCGCCACGATGGAAAAGCCCAACAAGTCGGTTTTGCCCTTCTCCCAGGCTTGCCGCATCTTGGCGGCCAGCCAGGGGGCGTCTCCGGCCACGTGAAAATGGCTCGTAAGTCTGCCGCCATCAGCCTCCTGGAACTGCACCTGGTCGTGCCAGCCCACGATATTGCGCACCGAGGCGCCCTTATCCGCCAGGTGGTCGGCGTCGCTGCGGTCAAAAGCCCGGGCCCCCTCGAACCGGGGCGCCGCCTCCCGCAGCACCTCCGGCGGATAGAAGGTGCCGCTGGTGGCCAGGCCCGCCTTGATCAGGCAGGCCAGCCACTCATACCCCTGGTCATCCACCGCCTCGATCAGGCGGCCCGGGGCCAATTCGGGGGAAGCCTCCCGCAGTTGCGCCGGAATCTCCTCCCCCTTTTTCCCCAGCTTGGCGTAGGCCGCCCGCAGTTTCGCCTTGACCCCGGCCACCGCTTCTGCCGGGAGATCCACCTTTTCACCCCGGAAGCCGCCTGCGGAGAGGGCCGCGGCCGCGCCTGCCAGGTGGGTCTCGTCCACCGAGCCGTCCGGGTTCAGATAAGGCAACTTCCAGGTGTCGGTGTTTTCCGGGTCGCCCACGTAGGCGAAACAACTGGCCGGCAGGTCCCGGTCGCCCACTCTTTTGGTCTTCATCCTCTCAACCTCTCATCCAGGGGATAATAAAACCCTGGCCATTCTCTGTTTTCCTCGGGAACAGATTCATCCAGGTTTATCGGTCCCACAAACCATTCAGGGGATTTGCACTCCGCCACCGCCTTTTCTTCGGTGCTAAAAACTCCCTGAATATCCCAGACTACCCGCTCATCGACTCGTTTTATCCATTTACCAACAACATAGACTTTCATCGATTTTATCTTGTCCGCCATCTTTTACCGCCGCCCTTTTTTAGCTGGCAGGGTCCCCAGGGCCGGGGCCCAGTCCTCCACCTCGCCCCACCCCTCCCGGTAACTCACTATCCGGCACTTGCAGTGCACGCTCTCCGAGGCCGACCCCAGGGGGTCGTGGGGGAACCTCAAGGCCCCCCCTGGAAACCAGAAATAGTCGTTCACCGGCGCGGTGTGCCCGTGCATGGCCACGTGCGCCGGGCGGGGATGTTTGGTGCTTCCCAGGGACGCGTGCAGCCACATCTTCAGCAGGTCCGGCACTTCCTCCGCCGAGTCCTGCATGCTCAGCTGGGTGGCCATGCTGTAATTCCGCCCCACCTCGGTGCGCACGATGGCCTGGGCCCGGTTGGCCGCCGCGCGGCCGTCCCCCAGGAGGTCCTTCACGTGCTGCATGGCCTCGGTGGGCGTCTGCAGGCCCGTGGTGGTCAGCAGCACTTCCCGCCCCAGGGCCTTCCGCACATCGCCGGCCAGGTCGGTGATGAAATGGAGGCCGTTTTCCTTGTAGACCTCGAAACCCTGGCGGTTGATCCCGGCCCAATTCAGGGACAGGCCCATTTCCTGAAACGGCTTCAGCCCCAGGTCGAAGGCCTGGCGCTGCCAGGTCTGGGTCTCGTCCCAGTAGCGCTCCCGGAAATCGTCGGTGGCGGACCTGATGGCGTCCAGCAACTGACGGCCCCGGTAGTTTTGCCAATCGCTGCCCCCGAAGGTCCGCTCCACCGACTCCCGCAATTCCCCCAGGAGCTTCACGGCCTGCTCCGCCCCGGTCCGGTCCAGGTGGTCCACGGCCTCCAGGATCTCCTGGTAACGGAGGCGGGCCTGCCAGCCTTTCATTTGGGCTGCGAAATCCAACTATTTCACCGCCTTCAAGGTCCGGCGCATCTCATTGGTTTCCGGTGGCACAGGTTTTCCAACCTGTGGGTCAACCTCCTCCTCCGGCTCCAGATTCGGCCCCAGCAGGGAGGCGATCTCGCAGAAGGCCCGGGCCGCGCCTTCCGGTTTCACCCAGCCCTGGGTCTCGGCGATCATCAGGGCCTGGGCCGCCTGGAGCATCACCGTGCCGATTTTTTGCAAATCTTTGGTGGAGATCTCCGGGAAGAAGAGGTCGTATTCCCGGTTTACTCCCGCCGGCAGCACCCGGCGCATCTGGGCCTGGTCGATGACAAACTCAAACTGCGCCGCCAGCATCGCCTTGACCTGGCACTGCCGGGACGTGAGGTGCTTCACCACCGGCTCGCCCATTTCTGCCGCGGTGGCCCGGGTGGTCTCGCCCCCCTCGGCGAAGAAGTGCTCCGGGAAGCCCGCCCCGCCTAAGATGTAATTCTTGATCATGCGGGCGTCATAGGTGGCGTCGTGGGCCTTCAGGTCCGGCGCCACGCAGGCCCACTCCACGTTCTCGTTGTGGGCCCGGACGGAGCCGGGCTTGGGCGGCGGGTTCTTCTGGAGGAACTCCTTGATCTGCCCTTCGTTCATGCCCTTGAGCAGCACGTCCCAGATCCAGGCGTTGCCGAACGCGGCCCGCTCGCCCCGGTTGAAGAGAAACTGGTTGTAGAGGTCCAGGTAGTCGGCCAGGGCCACCAGGTCGCTCCGGCCCCGGGAGGCCGTGGTGACATTGTTCACCCGGAAATAGTGGGCGTCGCCGGTGCTGAAGCCGTAGGTCTGACCGTAGGCGTTGAGGTCCGGCGACACCACGGTCAAAGTCTTGCCCGGCCCGGCCCCGGCGCCGTGCAGTTCGATGGACCGCACCACCCGGGCGTTGTCCGGGTCCAGGTGTACCGCGGCGATGCGGGCCGGGTCCAGGTAGGCCTTGCGCACGAAGCCGTTCACCGGGTTGACGTGCACCGGATAGCACTGCTCCCCCCACAAGCCGACCTCTAAAACCTCTTGGGGGAAGTGCAGCTCGAAGTTGTTCACCGGGTCCTTCCAGAAGCGCTCCAGGACCTGCTGCACCCGGTCATCCTTGGCCTCGAAGTTCACCCCTTCGGCCACCACGTAATCCCGGCTCATCTGGATGATGCGCCGGGCCAGGGGGTCGGTCTCGAAGAGGTAATAGACCACCTGGAGGATGCGCTCCTGGGCCAGGGGCGACAGGTCCCGGTCGGCGTTGCCGGTGATCCGGCGCCACTGGTCTTCGTCGGGGTCGACGCCCCCCATTGCGGTGGGATACCAGGCGGCCTCCCGGAAGGCGGTGACCGCGGCTTTAAATCGTTGCTTTAATTTCAGAGCCATATCAACTTTTAGTGGCGCAGGCGTCCCCGCCTGCGGACCTTATGAATTGCTCTCGGCTTCCGGTTCAGCTTCCGCCACCGGCTCATAAGTCATGCGAAAGATTTCATCCTGACAGAAATATTTCTCGCCCTTGACGCCAGTTATCAGCCAGTCCCCGATATTGCCCCGCATGGTGCCCTCCAGGGTCTCCAGCGTCAGGGGCACGCCGATCTGCACCGCCTCCACGACCACCGGCAGTTTGCGGAACTTCCGTCCATTCCAGTCCGCCTTGGGGGCTCTTTCGGGTGGATCAGGCCAGGGCCCCGGCCTCTCCATTTTGGCGAATATTGTCTCATCCTTCTTCTTGGCCATGATTCCCTCGCTTTTGCCTTTCCCTGATCCCTGACCCCTAACCCCTGCCTCTAATGCAGCCTCCCCCACATCGCCCGGAAGCCCCCGGCCCTCCCGCTGCGGTAGGTGTCGAAGTCCGGGTCGGCCCCGGCCACCGCCGGCTCAATCAAAGCGTCGCCCGAAGCATGGACCGCCAGGGCGTGGGCCCAGAACTCGTCGGCGTGGCCCGCCTCCGTGCGCTCGGCGTCGAAGCGGACGTTGCCCGCCACCGTGGTGGTCTTTTTCACCGCGTGGTGGGCCCGGCGAATCTCCTGATCCACCGGCAGCCGCAACTCCCGGTCCTCAAACTTGCGCTTCATGGCGTAGGCCAGGTCCTGCTTCACCATTGGGGTGAACAGCAACCCCTCCACCACGTACTCGCCGTAGCGCCGCTTGGCGTCCTCCACCATCTTCTCGCCCATTCCCGTCTGGTCCATGCAGAGGCGCCTGGGCCGGTAGTGCTCGAAGATCCGGTGCAACTCTTCATCCTGAGCCGCGAAGGAGGCGCCTTTCATCTTGACCACCTCCCGGGTCCAGAGGACGTCGCCCACCTCCTCATCCACCCAGATGATGGTCAGATCCCGGCGCCGGCCGATGTCCATGCCCACGTAGAAGGGCCCGCCGCCGGCCAACTCGGGCTTCCCGGCTTGCGGGTCTTCGCAGGTGTAGATCAGGCTGTAGGCCAGGAAGGCGTCGGCCTCGTCCATCGGGATGCAGCAGTATTCCTGCTGCCAGATGTTCTCGTCGAAGCAGCCGGCCCGTTCCTCCTCCAGCCAGGCCTGGCGCTCCGCCGCTGTGGTGGGCCGCCCGAAGATCTTGTCCACCAGGCCCTCGTTCACCGCCTGGAAGATGTCGGTGCTGTGCAGGCTGATGGGCGGCGCCTTCCCCTGCTCCAGGGCCTTCCTGGCGTCCCGGATCATCTGGGCGTAAAGCCCGGTCTTGGATTGGTAGGTGCTCATGAGGCGCAGGTCGAAACCCCAGGTGACACAGGGCTTGGCCGCGGCGAACATGCGCCGCTGGTCCTTGTGCCAGTCGAACTCGTCCAGCACCACCTTGCCCCCCTTGGAGCGGAAGGCCTTGGGGTTGCTGGCCAGGCCCATGAGTCGGGAGCCGTTCTTCAGCCGGATCACCAGGGCCCGGATATCGTTTTTCTCGTCCAGGACCTCCTCGCCGATCTTCAGGATGGCCCCGGCCGTTTTGAAAATCTTGGCCCACTGCTCGCAGTAGAGAATCCACTCCTTGGCCGCCGACTCGTCTGCCGAGGAAAACCACACCGGCAGACCCGGTTTGGCCACGCAATCCCGCACATCCTCATAGGCCTGGACATAGGTGGCCCCGATGCGCCTGGATTTCTCCCAGATCTTGCGGCGGCCCTGGTCCTGAAGCCACCGCACCTGGTAGGGCATAAAGTAGTCCCGGACGTCCATCAACGGCTGACTCCCAACAGCCGGTCCACTTCCGCCACCAGGCGACGGCGATTCTCGTCATCGTCATCCAGGCTCTCTTCGCCCGGGGCCGCACTCCGGTAACGGGTCTTTAACTCCTCGATGAGCTCCAAGGACTTTTTCAGGTCCTTGATGCCGTTCAGGCTCAGGGTCTCCGGCCGGGAGAGCATGCCGTTCAGTTTCCTCTCCACCACCTCTTCCAGGGCCGCCACGGCGTCGGCGGGCGTGCGGATCACCTTGCCCTCTTCACTGCTGACTACTGATTGCTCACTGCTCACTTCTTTACCCCGCCCCCGGGCGAAAATCGCCTCCATCCGGGCCACGGCGTAAACATCTTGGGGGTCCAGGCTCTGTGCCGCCTTGATGATCAGGTTGCGGCGCAACTCCACGGTCTTGCGCCGGATCTCCCCCAGGGCCTGGCGATATTCCTGCTTGCGCTCCTGCCAGTGGTCGGCGTCGGACCAGCGCTTCAGCTGGGACCCGGACACGCCCGTGGCCACGGCCACCTGGTCAAAAGTCAGGCCGTCCACGATGTAGAGATCTTCCGCCCGCTCCCGGACTTCCCAGGGATATTCCTGGCCCATGACTTATTTCCCCAGGATTTCCTTGATCTTGGCTATTTGGGCCAGTTTTTCCACGAGGGTGATGTGGGCCGCGCTGAAATCCACCGCCAGGGAGAGGATGTTTTCCCGCTTCAGGTCTTCCACCGCCGGGACTGGATCCAGCAGATCCCGCAAGGCGTCCCGGAGCTTCTCCACCCGCAGCCGGTCCCCCACCACCTCGTTTTCCAGCACCGTCAGGCGGGTATCGTGCTTGACGCGCTCATAACTCATTGCTTTCCCCCCAGTTCCTTGACCCGCGGGCAAAACTGGTTGTCCTCGATGGCTTTGATGGCCGTCTGCCAGCATTGCACGTTATTCTGGATTAGCTTCTCCAGGTACTCGGATCGCTCGGCGTAGCGCTGCATGAGAGTCCCGAAGGATTCCACCAGGCGGGCGTTGTTGTCATACATCTGGCGCATCTCCTTGGCCGCCTGGTTGTGGTCCCTGGCCAGACTGGAGAGATCGCCTTTATACTGCTCCAGGACCTTCTGGTGCTGCTCGATGGCCGCGCTATAGGCCCTTTCCTGGCTCCCCAAACTCTGGGTGTGGCCCTTGGCCTGGATTCGGATAATGTAATAGAACAACAGGGCCATGATGCCCGGCACCCCATAGGGCCCAATCTTTTCCAAGGCATTGAGGAAAGCCGCGGGCTCCATTTATTGCCCCTGCACGCCCGGGCCGCCGGCGTCGATGCCGGGGAAGGGGCCGGGACCTGTGGGGCGGGCGTCCCCGCCCGCCATCTGATCCTGCAGGCCCACGGCCTCTTTGGTGATTATCCTGAGGATCAGGTTGGCCAGGGCCAGGAGCCCCGCCTGGGCCTCCGGGTCGAGGACAAAACCCAACTGGCTCTGCACCAGCAAGGCCACGCCCGCAATGACGTTTAGCCACACCATCCTGGATCGCCACCAGGCCTTTTTCATGATTTCCTCCTCAAATCCCAGGTCTCCCCCCGGCCCGGCGGCCGGTAGAGGCCTTGGCTCTCCACGTCGGCCCGAACGGCCTGCATGCACCTGGTCAGGTAGTAGGCGTCGGCGTCGTTGATCTGCCAGAGCGTGTCCCGGTCGAAACAGAGGTTGTGCGTGTTGAACAGGTCGTCGTGGGGCGACTTCTCCGGCAGCCGCCCCACGCAGAATTGCTCGTCATAGCTGGTCAGGCAAAGGCAGGTTTCATCCTGGCACCAGGACGGACGGTCAATTTCGGACATTACTCCCATCCTTCCTCCCGCCGGCAACGCCACAAGACCGCGGGGTCGCAGGCCGGGTCGGTCATAAACCGGTGGTTGCCGAGGTCCCGCACCAGCTTGAAATGCTTGGCCCAGGACGGCCTGCAGACGTGGGGGTTGAAATAGTAGGTGGCGTTCTGCACCGGGTTTAACACCGCCTTTTCCACCACCCGCCGGGCCACGTCTTTGGCCGCCAGCCAGGATTTATCCCAGGCCCGCTGCGGCTGCCGGGCGAACTTCAGGGCCATCTGATATTGCGGGTCCTTAACGGCATCATCCCAGTTGGTCCAGGAAAACTGCCGGTGGGCCGCGATCACCTCTTGCACGGTGGCTGACCAATTCATCGGGTGAGCCGCCCGGTTGAGCGCCACTGCCATCACCGCGATATAGGCCGCTTCCCCCAGCCGCCGGTATTCCCCCCGCGCCTCGAAATAGCCGTTCAGGGCCAGGGCCGTCTCCGGCGGTAAATTCACAATGATTTCCCGTAACTCATTCATTGCTCTCAGCCTTCTGGTGCCGGCCCCTCGGGTTCGACGCTCGTGCGCCCCCGCTTCTCCGCCGGCTTACCCGCCCCCCATGACCCCAGTCGCCCGGTCTATATGGTGTCGCAGGCGCCCCCGCCTGCGGGCCTTATTTCACCCCCGCCTCAGCCGCCAGTTTCGCGGCGTTCTGGATCTGGAGTTGCAGCTGCTTGGCCTCGGCCTGCGAGGCACAGTAGCCCTCCTGGATGATCCCGGCCAGCGCCAGAGCGGTATCGGCGCTCACCAGCGCCAGACCCGCGGTTTCATTGGTCTTATCATCCAGGTACTTGCCCACCAGGGGATCATAAAAGGTCTGCACCGCGATGATGGAACCCTTGGCCACTTTCAGGGCCGCAGGGTTATCGCAGCACCCCGCCAGGAGCAGCGCCGCCGCCAGCCCCACCGCCCACCCCGCCGTTTTCCCGAACTTGCGCATCTTTGCCTCCGTTAAATGGTTTGGGGCCCCGCCTGCGGTCCTCAATTGGCCTGGGCCATCTTTTCCTCTACCGCTGATTCCAGGATGCGGACGGTGCCCTGGGCCAACCTCACTCCCTTGAGCTGGCCTTCCCAGAACCAGCGGTACACCGTGGACCGGGACACCGCCAATCGCGCCGCGGCCTCCCGGGGCCGTAACAACTTCTCCTGGCTCATGAACCCCCTCCCCTTAGGATGTCTCCAACTGATTGATTCTTCCCATACTCATTAGCAATCTATCTAATAAATTTCCCCAGAACGGATGGTGCATCTGTCTCGGTTTCCGCATCCACCTCGCCCAAAAACAAGAAAAAAGCCCGCTCCGATGGCGAACCGGGCCTTTCTAATCATCCAAATCAGAACTGACCATCATGCCCGCGCTCCTCCAAATTCCCCCTGGTAATGGCACCGGCCGCAAAATTCTTCACCCCGCTCATTAGCGTGCAGTGGCCCCCCCCGCCAGGGTACAGCGCCACAACTTTTACAGATATGGGGAGAAATCGTGTCCAGCACGGCACAGATGGATAGGAATTCCACATAGGCATCGTTCTCGTTTAGGAAAAACCTGATGATGCCCTTGAGTGGGGTATATAGGCAGTGACTCAAATCATTAATATGTTCCGTGGCCTTGGCCGTGAAGATGTGCTCTGTTGTCATCTGGCCATAGCAAAAGCAGGAAGCCCCCTTATCAAAGTTCTCCCTGGAGTAGCGACTGAATATTGGCTCACAGTCACCAAAACACCAATGTGGTCTGTTCTTACCCATACCCACACTCCTCCGCCAGGTTATCGAACCGGGTGAACTGCGGCCGGAAGGCCAGCTTCACCTTGCCCACCGGGCCGTTGCGCTGCTTGCCCACGATCACCTCGGCGGTGCCCTTGTCCGGCGAATCCTCCCGGTAAACCTCGTCCCGGTAGATGAATATGATGACGTCGGCGTCCTGTTCGATGGCCCCACTTTCACGCAAGTCTGCCAGTTGGGGCCGTTTGTTGGGGCGCTCCTCCACCCGCCGGTTGAGCTGGGATAGGGCCATGACCGGCACGCTCAGTTCCTTTGCCAGGGCCTTCAGGGAACGGGAGATCTCCGAGATCTCCTGCTCCCGGTTGTGGGCCCCCCTGCGCCCCTGCATGAGTTGCAGGTAGTCGATCACCATCAGGCCCAGGTTGCCTTCCGCCTTGAGCCGCCGGGCCTTGGCCCGGATGTTCAGGACCGTGGCCGCCGGGGTGTCGTCAATGAAGATGGGGCAATCCAGCAATTTACCCGCGGCGGCCGACAGGTCGGCCCATTCCCGGGAACTCAGAAAAGCCCGGCGCAGGTTCCCGGCGTCCACGCAGCCTTCGCTGCTGAGCAGGCGCCGAACCAGTTGCTCCTTCGACATCTCCAGGGAGAAGAAGGCCACCGGCACCTGCGCCTGGTGCGCCGCGTGGAAAGCACAATTCAAAGCCAGGGCGGTCTTGCCCATGCTGGGCCGGGCCGCGATGATCACCAGGTCGCACCTCTGGAACCCCGCGGTCAGGTGGTCCAGGTCCGGGAAACCGGAAGGCACCCCGGTGATCCGCCCCGCCTCCCGGTGCCAGATGGCTTCCAGGGTGGCCATCTCCCGGGCCGTCAGCTCCCCCACCGGCGCAAAACCCGGCCGCACCTTGCTTTGCGCCACCGCGAAGACCTTCTGCTCCGCCGCGTCCAGGAACTGGGCCACGTCCTCCACCGGGCCGAGGCAAGCCCCGGCGATCTCCTGGCCGGCGTCCAGCAGGCGCCGCAGCACCGCCTTGTCGTGGACCAGGTTGGCGTAGTATTCGGCGTTGGTGGCGAACCCCACCTGCTCGCTCAAGGCGGCCAGGAAGACGGGCCCCCCCACCCCTTCCAACTGGCCCCGCTCCTTGAGGAGGGCGCTCACGGTCACCAGGTCCACCGGCTCCCCCCGGCCGTAGAGGTCCAGCATGCCCCGGAAGATGCGGCTGTGGGCTTGCCGGTAGAAGTCCTCCGGGGTGAGCAGCTCCGCCACCCGGTCCAGCGCCTCCGGCCGCACCAGGATGGCCCCCAGCACCGACTGCTCCGCCTCCGGGTTGGCCGGCGGGGTGAAATTGGATGACACTCGAGCCATCAAGTCACCTTTTCAGATATTCCCGGCGCACCGCTGGGGTGGCATTCCGGAGCTCCGGCGGCAGCTCTCGCCGCGGTTGGCGTTTCGCCCCGGGCGCCGCAGGTTGCTCGGGATTAACCATTGTTCCCTTTCTTGGCGGGTCATCAGCCGCCCCCCCCCCCGCACCTGCCAGTTCCAGCAGCTTATGAAAGGACTCGAACCATTTGATCTGCACTTCAGGCGACCAGGCCGAATCGAATTCAGGGAGCATCTGGACCAAACCGTCCCGCCATTCCGACGACTTCATTAGATTGATTTCCCCGGAGGCAAGCAGTCTCGCCCCGGGTATCCTATCCAGAGAACACCGCCCGACTCTCCGCCCTTCCGGCAGCGCCGATGGCACCACCGCCAGGGCTTCTTTTTTTCGGGGCTGAAGGGGGCGGCGACCCGGCCCTCTGCCTAATCTCGCGGCCTTCATTTTCCGCTCTTCCAGGCACTTTTTACGGGCCCCCAGGAGCTGGCCTTTCCGGGGGCCCTCCTTCATGATGACAATCTTCCTCTCCTCCGGGTGCTTGGGGCAGAACTCCGAAGGCGCGGTTATCTCTGCCATTTCCGTCGGTTTCGTCCTGGTCTCCTTTTCTGGCGCGCTTTTCAGGGGCGGCGCCCCACTTCCCCGAGGAATGGAGACCTCCGGCCGCCGGGGAACTCGAGCAGGTCGCCCCACTTTGCCCTTTTCCGGCCGACAGGGCTCGGCAGGGAGCCGCTTTTTGACCTCCTCCCCTTGGGGGCAGTCCAGGCAATGATGCAGGTGGCCCAGCCAGGCCCTGGCCTCCTGGAGCTCCCGGGCCCGGGCCTCATTGACCCGGCACTGGCGCTCGCTGATCCCGGCCTTGAGGCGCTCGCAGAAGAGCCGCCCCGGGCCTGCCAGCACCGTCGCCACCTGGTCGTTCATGGTCCTCCTCGGCCATCTGACAGTAGGGCCTGCAGAGTCTCCCTTTTAATCCGCCAGGGGCCCTTCCCCAACCGTACCCCCCCCAACCGGCCATCCCGGAGCATGCGGTATATGGTGCGCCGGCTTAAGGATAGCACCTCACCTGCCTCCTCTGGGCGGTAGGTCTTCTTGCTCAGTTTGATGGCCCTGGGGCGAGGTGGGGGCTGTTCCTGCCGGTGGGGGCAGTGCAGCAGGCGCAGGTCCACGCCCTTCTGTAGGGCCCGGTGCAGCCCCCCCAGAATGGGGCGGCACAGAATGAAGCGGGCGCCCAGGAAGTGGCGGCAGCCCTGGCATGGGTCACTTTCGCTCAGAGCGATCTTCAAGTTCGCGAAGTCCCAGTGCATGGTCCGGGTCTTAAAACCCTTGATGCAACAGGGCCTTGATGGTCTCGGCCTTGATACGCCAGGGGCTGGGGTCGGGGCCCATTTTGACAGCGGCCAGGCGGCCTTCGTGGATCATGCGGTAGATGGTGCGGCGGGAGAGCCGCAGAATCGCCGCCACTTCATCGGGGCGCAGCAAGGATTTCCGCTTCAGCAAGCCCAGTCCCGCATCGGCTGTGTCTGCCATTTTCCCCTCCTTCAGTCCTTGCTTAAAACCTGCCCGCGGCCAGGACCAACAGCAGCCCCAAAGGGGGTCGGGGCGGCCACCAGAGCCACATGATGATGACCAGCCAAACCAGGACCTCCAGGGCCCAACAGGTCTCGTCAAAGTACGCTCCTCCCCACCGGCACAGCAGGAGGAAATAGACCAGCACCACCAGGACCAGGAGCAGGATCATGTCTTACTCTTCCGCGGGCCGGAGCCGGCCATTATTACCAGACAGCCGATAAAATATCCAACTATGCAGCCCACCCAGAACCCCACCAGGAAATTCCACCACATGGCTTCCTCCCGTAGGGGCGGACCTATGTGTCCGCCCTGGGCGCACACGCAGGTGCGCCCCTACAACGCCCACAGCACCGCGGCTGCGGCCACGATGAGCGCCCCGGTGGCCATGAAACCCACCAGGGTTTCCCAAACCTGACGCCGGTCTTCCGGGGTGCTCAGGTATTCCTCAACCAGTTTTTTGAGATATAGGCCCGCCTGGTCCATCTTCAACCTCCATCCGGCGGCCGTTCGTCCGCCGGTCCATCGACCGATCCATCGATCGGTCCATCGATTTACTTTTCCCGCAGAGATTTGATGTCCCTCTCCAATATCCCCAGGTCTTTCATAAAAACTCTGGCCCGGAGGGCGAGTTCCGCCAGTCCCGCCTGGTCTAAATAATCTGCCATGTTCGTCAGGTGATTGTAGATAGGGTTAAACCGGGCATACGCGGCTTGTACCGGACGTTTGACCTTGCCCACGCTCATGGTTCCTCCTCCTGTTTCACTGACCCCTGGCCCCTGGCCCCTGACCCCTGCTCTTTCACCTCGTAGCCGAAGGTCTCCTTGACCCGGCGCTCCGTGCCCGCCAAGGCCAACCTTTCATCTGGCCAAGTCGCCAGCACGTCCCAATCGACGCTTTCCACCTTCCGGATGCCGCATTGGAGGCCGTAGACCCTGAGGTTGCCCAGGACGTCCACCTTCCGGGGTTTGACCACGTATTCCTCTTTGGCGTAGAGCAGCGTCCCGTGGGGCAGGTCGAGGGAGCAGGAGCCCAGGCCAGGGAGATCGAAGAAGACCGCCTGGTGCTCCTTCTCCAGGGTTTCGATTTTCTGTCCCAGGTACGCCAGCCGGTTGCTAATGGCATCCATCTGCCCCTGCCAGCAGCCCCGCACCTTGGTGAACTCCGCCTCCACCAGGGCGTCGATGCGGGCCTTTTCCGCCTGGGCCTCGGCCACGGCCGCCAACAGCCGGTCCGCCTCGGCGTGCTTCGAGGTAGGGTAATTAATCCGGGTGGCCGTCATCTTCCGTGTCCTCCCGCCCCAGGGGATTTTCTTGCCAGTCCTGGCAGGTGAAATCCCCGAAGGCCATCATGCCGATACAGTCGCACCAACCCAGATCTGGGATCGGCGGCACCAAACCGGGTTCTATCTCCGGCCCCTCCACGGACCACCAGCCGCAGGTGGCGCAGATCTTATTGTCCCGGTCCATGTGTTCAGTCCTCCGCCGCCTGCTTGCGCATGACTAACCTCCTGGCCCCTGCATCTGCAGCGCCAACTGCCCGATATAGGCGGCTTCGTTCATCCGATTCAGGCGGGCCAGCCGACCGATTTTCTTTTTCACTTTCTTTTCCTCCCGGGCTACGTATTCCCGGCGCTCGCTGTCAGAGGAGGGGTGATAATAGCCCGGCTTGACGGTGCAGCAGGAATGGGCGATGAAAACCGGATTGACCAGGTCGTACTTCACCTCTTCGATAAGTTTGCGCAGCCGGCGGCAGCCGGTCATTTTGTTACCCTCATAGGGCCGCAGGAAGACCTTTTCGAACAGCTCTCCCGCCCCAATGGCCCGGGCCTTGCCGATGTGCCGGGTCAACTCGATGAGCAGCCGGCTCTTGGCCTGCTGCCATTCCAGGTCCCGCTGCAAGTTGGCAACTTTTTTCTCCGTCATTTTCCCGTCCTCGCTTGGGTGTGGCCGCCAGCCTCCTTTCCGGCCCCGGCGACCCCCGGGGCCGGTTGCAGGTTAACGGGTAAGCGAATTTATGGCGCGGCCGCCTGCCGCTCCCGGGCCGCCACCTCCCCAGGGGCCCGGCCCTTTTGCGGACAGCGCCCCAGGCAGTGGGGGCTTTCCGGATTCCGGCAAATGCCGTCCAGGTCCCCGAAGTATAGGCAATCTCTGGGGGCCAGGTCCGCCTCCTCCCGCCAAGGTCTTCCTGCGCCCCAGGGATTGTGGTGATCGCACATGGGTCATTCCCCCTTCGGCTGACTGGTGAGGTGCCAGCACCGGCATAAGGAGCATTGGTAGGCCCGTTCCGGCACATAGTCCCGGCGGGAGATGGCCGTGATCCGGGCCACCGCCATCATGGCCCGGCGGTGGCTGCTGTACCCCGTCTTGCCGGTTCTGCATTTACGGTTGTGGCTCGACATTTTCCCCTCTTGCCTGCTGCCGCCGCTTTTCCAGGGTCTCGGGTTTGCGCTCCACCGGTTCCCCGGCCTGTGGTGGGGCAGGCGTCCCCGCCTGCCGTCTTTCCTCATAAATCAGGGCCACCTGCACCTTGTGGAGCCGTTCAGGCGTCAGCCACTCCAGCTTGCCCACCTTGAACATCTGCCGGGCGATCCCCTCGGCATAGGCCCAGGGCCGCCCCAGGGCGTTCAGGGCGCACTCGATGGCCGCCAGGTGCACCTGCTTGGCTTTCTGCTGGCCCCGCATCGAGGCGGGCGGGCGTCCCCGCCCGCCGTCCTTGGGCCGGTAGACGAACCCGCTTGCCTTCAGGTGCTCCATGAGCTCGTCAAACTGGGCATTGGTCAAGTCCTTGGTGCTCTTCACCCCGAACCGCGCCTTGAGGTCCTCCCGGTCCAGCCCCAACTGCGAGATGGCCACGTTCAGCAAGGCAATCTGCTTCGGCTTGATGGGCCAGTGGGGTTTCATGGGCTTCTCCGTGGGGCGGCCGTCGCCGCCCGCCGCGCCTTCCGGTGGCGCTTCTGCTCCGCCTTGCTCATTTTCTGGTCCAGGCGCCTGAACTGGCCGCTCTCCGTCACCAGATACCGGGTGCCGTCGCTGGCCTTGACCGGGCCGGGCGGATAACCGCAGGGGGTGCGGGACAGCTTTTGTTTAGTGGCCCGGAATACCTTGGGGTCTCCTGCAGGCGGCATGGTTGGGTCGGAATCCTTGACCGGCATAAAAACCTCCGTCAATTGAGCTGCGCCTCCTCATAGGTCGGCCGCGGCCCCTGCTTGATCCGCCGTTCCATCTCCTGGCTGGCCTTGGAAAGGTCTCGGTGGATTTTTATGGCCCGCAGATGCCCCAGGCCGACGGTCATCAAAATGTTCACGACCTCCCGGTCGGAAGCCGCCCCCGCCGGGTTCCCCAGGGTCTGCAAGATCGCCCTGGCCTCTTTGAGCATCCCGTATCGCCGCCGGTTTTCCTGGAAATATCTTCTTTGTTTGGCGATCATGGTCCTCACATCTCCACAGCCGCCAGCTTCTCGGCCTGGTGAATCGGGCAAAGGCGGGTGTGCTTCACCGTTTCGTCTTCCCGGTCATTTGCCGATTGATAACCTTCATTACCGCTGCAAAAAGGGCAATCCATGCCCTCCGTGTAGTTTTCACCCTCTTTCAACAGCCGGAACACCAACAACCGGTATTGGCGGACGAGGCTTTTCAGCCGCCTGACCTCCATTGTCCCTGCCATTACCCCTCCTCCATCTGGCTCACCGCCAGCCTCGCCTCGGCCACCGCCACAAAGGCCGCATCCAGCTTGGCCAGGGCTTGCTTTTTCTGCTCCCGGCGCCGCCGCAGGTATTCGGCCTTGCTCTCGTTCCGGGGCGGCTCCGGGCCGGGGTCCTTGACCAGGCGGAAAACATCCCCCTCCCAGCGCCCCACCTTCTGGGAGTCCAGCAGCCGCAGCCACTCCTGGACGTAGTTGGCCGAGGCCTCCGCCACCTCCTGGAGCTCCTCCGCGGTCACCGCCCGCCGGGCCCGGAGATAGCGCCACATCACCTCCTGCTTGCTGGGCTTGGCGGCCTGGCCGGTCCAGCGATAGACGCCGTTGCCCTGGGGCGAATTTTTCGTAAGGTCCCCGGACTTGACCAGGGCCCTCACCGCGTCATCCACCCGGCGCATGTCCTTGCGGGTCTGGATGCCCAGCCGGTCGCCCAGGTCCTGGCGGGTGACCGGCTTCTGGCCGTTGCGGCTCAACACCCGGGCCGCCTGGCGCGCCTGGTCGGCGAACTTCATTTGCCGATCTCCTCGAAGGTCTTTTTCGCCCTGATTTTGGTGGGGTTGCAGGGGCCATCCGGCCGCCTGGAGCATTTGCCGTAACCGCCAGGGATCAACTTGCCAGGAATAGAGGAACCCCGCACTTTCCAGAAGGGGCAGTCATTGCAATCACCCGTAGCTTCCGGTCTTTTTTTCATCTCTTCACCTCTTCGCCTTCCCAGTTTTTCACCAGCTTCTTGATACCCACCTCATAGAGCATTTCCTTGGCCACATATTTCCTGGCCATTATGATCCTCGGCAAAATTATGACTTCTGCGAATGGGTCTCCTGCGGGGACTGTGAGCTTCGCCAGATCCAAAACTATTTTCTGAGCTCCGATTAGGCGACCGACCAGCCTCTCAAGCATCCTCTCCGTAAGGCTTTCAGGATCAACCACGACCGTTTTCTCCGGGTCCTTAACCCGAATCATGCCGCGTTTTCTGCTGGCCCCTGGCCCCTGGCCCCTGACCCCTGTCATTTCCTCACCCCCCTAAAGCCCATTTTCACGGCCTGGCGCACCATCTCCACCGTCACCTGCCGGGTGCGTTTGGCATTCGCCAGGCCCACCAGGTCGATCATGCTGCGCTTGATCACCCGCCAGTCGCCGCCTCCCGGCGCCGATTGCAGGGCGACCGCCCCGTCCGGCGACACCTCCAGCCCGGCCGCCTCCCGGCCGTAGGTGATGATGTCCTTGGCACTCACCGGCGCAAAGCGCATGGTCTGAAAGACCCGGGACCAGACCCGCTTATTCTGGCTTAACAGCGCCGTCAGTTCCTCTTCGCCGATGAGCACGATGGCGGCGCCGGTGAGCTCCGCCAGGGCCCGGACCAGGTTCAGGTGCCGGGGCGTCATGTCCATCTCGTCCAGGAAGACCGGGTTGGGCTGCCCCACCAGGCGCTCCAGCGCCTCGGCGAAACAGCCGTTCTTGGTGGCCGGCGGCTGCAGCACCCCTAACTCCCGGCACAAGGCCTGCAAAAAGCCCAGCTCACTCGTGGCCCAGATGGGCAGCATCAGGAGATGCACGCTGCCGTTATTGGCCGCCCAGGCCGCCGTGGTGCGAGACTTGCCGTAGCCCGCCGGGCTGATGATCGCCCCCAGCCGCCCTTCGCCCGCCCCCAACTCCAGGATCTCCATCATGGCCAGGAAGTTTTCCTGGTTCTGGCAGGCGACCCGCTTGTGCTCAAACTTCGCCGGGGTCCAGCCGTCTTTTTCAGTCATTAAGGTCCTCCTTTGCGCCTTGGCGTTGGTGGCGCAGGCGTCTCGCCTGTGCACCTTAGTTATCCGCCCCCGCCTGGCAGACCATCGCCAGATCCTGCGCCTCGAACCACTCCTTCAGGGCCGCATACTCCTCGCCGTGCCGGAAGTAGTAGGCGAATTGCCGGTCATCGGGCTCCAACTCCCCGCCCCGGGCCTGGTGCGCCAGCAGCGCCAGGTACCGCCGGCAGTCCGGCCGCGCCTTCAGCTCCTCCAGGCACTCCTCCTCCACCCTCATCCGCCGGGAGGCGGCCGCGGCGTCGGCTTCGATCTGCCGCTTCTCGGCTTCGGTCAAGGGCAGTGGCACGGGCTTTCCAGCCTGTGGGGCCGGCTGCCCATCCGCGCTCAACCCCAGCCGGGCGAAGTGCGCCTCCGTCTCCGGCTGCACCAGCGTCTCGCTCAACATCCGGCAGAAGACCGAGGCCTCCTTCTCCTGGTGCTTTTTCAGTTCGATCTGCGTCTTAAATTCTGCCTGGTGCGCCGCCGTGCCGGTGATCCTGGCGATGGGATGCACCTTGGTCATCACCCGGGCCTCACACAGATAAGTCCCGTCCTCCTCAAAGACCTGGATGGCGTCCGGGTCCAGCAGGTCGTAGCGGATCATGACCGGGTGCCGCCGCCCGTAAAGCTCCGGGGCGTAGTAATCCCGGCCCAGGTGGGTGATGCCCCGGCGGTGGATGGTGCGCACCGTCTGGCTCAGCATCAGGAAGCGCAAATCCGCCGGCTCGATCCCCGGCCCCCGGCCCGCCATAAACACCTCCAGGGGCGATTTGCCCTTCAGGTGCCCCCGCGGTTGCGGCCGCGGGTTGTATTTCTCGTCCAGCCAGGCGGCCAGACCCCGGTGCGTCTGGAGCAAGGTGGGCACGGCCCCCCGGGTCAGCCGCTCCCACATGCGCCGGTGCTCCTTCTCGCCCCGGCTACGGTACGGGGGCTTCTCGTCGATGCCGCCGCCGGTATAGGTGGGGGCGTGCTTCTCGAATTCCTTCAGGGTCAGGTGAAATCGTTCCACCGTCTTGCTCTGGCCGTGGTAGGGCCAGGCGAAGATGGTTTCGATCCCCAGCCGCTTGAACAGGCCGCCCAGGCCCGACTGCTCCAGGTTCCCGGTGAAATACTTGGCCCCGAAGGCCTTGCCGTTGTCGATATAGATGCACAGCGGCAGTTTCCCCAGGGTGAGAATCGCCCGCCACAGGGCCGCGGCGATGGACCGGGTATCTTCCGTGGGCATGATCTCCCAGCCCACCGGGAAGTTCGACTTCATGTCCATGAAGGTGATCAGGGTGAGGCGTTTGGGCTTGCCGGTGTAGGGATTGACGGACTCGAAATTGATGGTGTGGCCGTCCGCCACCAGGCAGTCGCCCACCTCCAAGAGGTCGTAATCCCGTTCGATGTGGTAGGCGCACTGATCATTCCAGGCCTGTTTGCCTTTCCGGCTGTAGATCCAGATATGGTTTTTGCGGGCCTCGAAATCATCCAGGAAGCGCTTGTAGGTGGCGTCCGACTCGTCGTCCGGCAGGCCGCGCAACCGCATGGCGTCACGGGCATTGCTGATGACCTGCGCCTTGTTGTAGCAGTTGGGAGAGAGGGCCCAGGCCAGCAGGATCTTCCCCTGGGGCATGCGCATCAGGTCCTCTAACTTCCCTTCCCGCCCCCCGATGCGGCGCCGGCCCCGCAGATGGTCGCCGTGTTTCGGGGCCAGGGCCTTCAGTAGGTCCGTGGCGCCGGCGTTGGTGGGGCGGGCGTCCCCGCCCGCCCTCCTTGCCCGCACCGCCCAGCGCTCCGCGGTCTTGTAGGTCACCGGCCCCAGGACGTCGTAGAGCCTATGATAGGGGCCGTTGGCCCCGGAATTGTAAGCCTCAATGAAGGCCAGTTTGGCGGGCAGGACCGCCCCCCAGCCCTTGGCCCGCCCCGCCTGGTCCAGGTAAAGCCTGAGCAGGTCCGCCCGGGCCAGGGCCAGGCGCTCCTGCCAGGGCGGCAAGGTCTTCGGGGTGGAGGCGTCCAGTGGCACAGGCGTCTCGCCTGTGGACCTTATCATCCCTCTCCCCTCGCGGGAGAGGGCTGGGGTGAGGGGGGTTTCTCTGACCCCTGACCCCTGACCCCTGGCCACTGCCCTCCCATCCTCCAGCAGCCGCCCCAGCTCCCAGGCCTCCGCTTTGCCCCGCACCTCCTTGGGCAGCCCGGCCCCCAGGTATTCCTTTTTTATTCCCCCGCCCCTGCCGTTGGGCCGTTCCCGGCAGGGCCACTGCTCCTTGTCCGCCCGTCTGCGTGCGGATCTTTCAGTAATCCCCAGGGCCTCCGCTAATTCTTTGGCCAACCATACCTCTGTCATTTTTCCAAGTTCCATAATTCCAGCAGTTGCTGCCGTTTTCTGATCTCCCGGTTAAGCTGGCGGGCCTCCTCTTGTAACCGGTGAATCTCGCTCCGCAGCGCCTCCGGCTCCTGAAAGGCGTGCAGCCGCCGCTTGCGGTTCAGCACCAGCAGGGGGCCATCGTCCCCCGCAGCATCACAGAAGGCCGGCAGGTATTCCGCCGGAACATGCCGGTCGGCCTTCGACTCCGCCGTCCAGGAATCAATCATCTCTTTGGTGATTTGGGTGTTGAGCAGGTGGGACATCTGCCCCGCCACCTGGTGGCGGGAAAGTGGGCAGCGCTTCAAGGCCTGGTTCATGGCTGTCTTCAAATCATCCAGGCAATGCATGGAACCGGGGCGGTCCTTTTCTTCCTCCCGGCCCCGGGTCATGGCCTCGAAGATGTTTGGTTGCCGGGCGTCTATTCTTTTTTTAAGATTAGACATTGACACCTGTGCCCTTGTGGTCTTAAGATGCTGTGCAGGATTTGGGGCGGCCCCGGCCCCGGTTGCCTTGCAATTCCGGGAACACCGTCAGCGCGTCCAGGTCCAGGATCTCGGCAATGGCCTCCATGATCCGGCGGCTCACCAGTTGGTGCTTCACCACCAGGGACACGGCGTTGACCGTCACCTCCATATCCCGGGCGATGGCCCGCATGGACCGGCCCTTGCGCAGTAGTTCGACCTTGATGTCGATGGTTTTCATCGTTTGAAACTCCGATTGGTTAATTACGAACCCATATTAAAACCGCATGGTTTGATATGTCAAGAGAAAAATTAACCTAATGGTTATTTTTTTGTGTCCGGGCAGCTTTTTTGACCCTTTTTTGAGCATCACTTATTTTCTTAATTATATTTAATGCTTACCTATGTCCGGGCAGCCATTGACATGTGCGCGCAAATGTCCGGGCAGGTCTGGTCCTGCTCGGACATGGCTCTGGCCCAAAAATCTCATTCTATGAGCAAATTTCAGGACCGCTTGCGCCAGGTTCGGGGCAAATTAACCCAGGAGGAGATATCCAACCAATTGGATATCCATTCTATTACTTATGGGAGGTATGAACGCGGGGAAAGGTCGCCTGGTGTTGAATTTGTCGAGAAGGTCTGCCGGGCCTTTAACATCAGCCCCACTTGGCTGATCCTGGGCGAAGGCCCCATGCGCCTGGACGAGGCCGCCGTTCCCGCCCCCGCCCCGGCCGCGCCCTTGAACCAGGAACTCCTGCGCCAGGTCCTGGCCGGGGTCAAGAAGGGCCTTGCCTTAAAGCGCCTGGTCCTGTCTCCCGATAAGGAAGCTGAACTGGTGGCCCTGCTTTATGATCACTACGCCAAGACCGGGGAATCTCCGGCAGAGCAAACCGTGGAGAGATATCTTAGATTAGTCGCTTAGGAGGGAATATGTCCAAGCATGCCGATTTGCAAGAGGAAGTGGCCAAAATTGTCGCCTTCGCCCGGTCTTGTGACCCGGCCCCCGATAAACCCATGACCATTAATGGCAACCACAACATCCAGGTGGCGGGCGGCGGGGAGCGGCCCATGACTATCACCGGTCACCGCAACCTGCAAATCAACGGCCCGGCCTCCATCCTGCGCCGTTTTTTCAAAATATTTCGCCCCCCAAGGGAGAATCATCATGAGCCTAAGTGACCGCCGCCTGGGTTACGCGGTTTTGGCCGCATCCTTCCTGGTCTTGTTGTTCCTTGGTTTGGTGGGCTCGCTTTTCTGGGAAGGCCAAAAGAGCCAGCAGATTGCCCCTCCATCGCCGTCTGCCTCACCGACCAAAGAGACGCCTTCGGCCCCCAAAACCATCCCTCCCCCTTTGGCCGCCTTTCTTAAACAACACCCTGATGAGCTGCAAGCCGCTGCTCGCGCCGTCGAGAAATGGCAAAAAGCCGGCCTGGTCGATTACTGGATCAGCCCCGATGGTATGTCCGCCCTTGTCCATGTGGAGCCCAAGTGCTGGTACCCCCTGCTCCATAAAGACAAAGAGACCTTCGTTCAGATTTTTCTTGTCTTTTTCCTTGGCTATAACCTTGACCATCCCGGACCCGGCGAAGTTCCGTTCTTCTCTGTTTTGAATATGTCCACCCGGGAACGCCTTGCCCGCGCCTATCTGAATTCCGGCGAGATTGAGATCTTTAAGTGAATTCTGATCTTGGGGGCCTTAAGGAAAAACGAGGGTGAAAATTAGGATTTTCCCAATTTACATTTTATTGCACCGCTTATACGGTGGCAGTAACAAGCACAAAAAGGGGACAAGGGGTGCAGACCATCAATGGGGACCAGAATATCCAGGTGGCCGGTGACCTGATTGTTGTTCAGTCGTCTCCGAAGCTTTCCAAATCTCTTATTTTCGGCATGTTCTTACCTCCCCTGAACAGCATTGCCATCCTTCTGTTAATCACTTTTGAAAGCTTCTCGCCAGGGGATTTTCCAACCCTATCCTCGTCTCATCGCCCCGAACTTTATCTCATTCTATGTGCATCTTTCAGCCAGTTCCTGTCGATTTATCTCATTTTACGCCTCATGCCCTTTTCCCCTTGTGTACCTCGTCAAGACCTTGAAAATGCCGCAAAAGTTCCCCTTTCGTCTCTACGCATCCCCATGAACTCTATATCTCATTCTATGTGCCCCCCCACATGAAGGGGGCATCTTCCTTGAAATGTTACCCTATATGTTACCCCGAAACAAAAATGGGGTCAGCCGCTTTAGCTAACCCCTTGATTTTTCTGGTAGGCCGTCG